GCAAAGCACTGAGTGGACCATTCTCATAAATGAAGAGGGGTAAATATGCACCTTCCACGACACCCTTACTTATTTTGTGGGACCACGGCATGCGTAAACCACTCCCCTTTGTCTTTCTAGTAAGATCACCATAGACCGATGAATCTATGACTGCATTCCAATCTGGTCCCCCTTTTGCCTTTGAAAGTGCAACTAGAATGTGTTGACGAAGAGCCAAAGCCGATGCTTGATTCACCACATAATCTGGCCAATTTAGGTGCACTCCCGTTTTTATGTACTCTCCGGATGGTTTGGGTTGAGACACTGAAACGAGACACTTCTTACCCCCATGGCGTTTGACCTTGTCACAGATAATCTTGCAAATGTCTCGAATTTCTTCAATCGTAAGTGCTTGATCATCTTTGTAATCAATGTCTACGAAAAAGTTATATGTGGGTGTCTTTTGTTCGACCACAAAAAGCTTTTCACCGGAACGAACGGCCTCTATGTACTTGTGGTTAAATTCATTCAATCTATCAAAGGGTACGGATATGGATCCACGATCCATAAACACATGTGATACATTGGGTTTTTTGTAGAAATTTTGTTCTATACACCACTTTTTAAACATACCTTTGTAATGCCTCTATTCTCTATACCTTGCCATGCAAGATACATCTGGAAATTCCATTGTTTCAGCCAAGTGCTTCTTAATGGTTAAAAGCTCATACACAGTCTTTTCACCATTTTCAGTCACCCAGTCTTCAATTTCATCGTCACCGAGGCCTCTATTCGTTTTCAAGAGTTCCTTAATCTGCATTAAAATGTAAGCCTTTGACTTCATTCTACTTAATAGAAAACTTTTTTCTATTTAGAGAAGTCACACACGCGTAAAATTCGGGATTTTTAAGAACGTTGTCCACGATGAGCTTCCAACGTTTTCTGGAGTTAAATTCTTCGAGGGTATCAAAACTCATATAATCATTTTCATCAAAAGTTTTCTTTATTGGTTGTTTCTGTATCTTCTTCAAATTTGTTTTTTGCTTTTCTTCGTAAAACTTCTTTACGAGTGCCTGTTGTTCGCTCCGCTTGTAGTCCACAAAGAATACAAAAACATTGTATTCAAGGTCCACTGTGGGGCTCTCCTTCACTGTGAATTTGTAGGTAGTATACTCACCACTCTTGAGTGCTACCGTCCCTCTCGTCTCTTCCTCAAGTTCCCTAAGTGCACACCTAAGGGGGTTGAAGATCTCTCTCCGCCTGCAGCCCCCTGTGACAAAAATCCAATCCTTAAATCTTCGATCCCTCACCGTGAGAAACTTTGGTTTATCATCGGCAAAGCTGACCGGTATCGCTATAGCCTTGTACTTTTTCATTGCGCATTCGCAAGTTATAATAAGCGGATATGTTTATTCCTCGAGTTTTTCAGCTTTTTGCACAGGTTGTTGTTGTGCTTGCATTGGCTCATCTTCTTCGTCCATTGGTGGAGCAGAAAGTTGATGGATCAACTGGGCTGAAAAATTGCGGAAGTTCTCAACTTCGGTCTTGGTCTTGTTGACTTCTCTGAACAAGAAGATCACAGCGGCAACGGCCACGATGGTGGCGATCATCATAAGTGTTTCGCGGTCCATTGGAATCATTATGATCTATAATTGCGGCTTCTTTTTAAGTAAGAACACCCATTCGAGCTCTGCCTGGTGGTGGACATTCGTATGGAGCTTGGGCAAATTGTACGGCTTCGTAATGCGTAGGTTGGCAGGACTTCTCGGTTGGTGGCGTTGGCTGACCAACAAACTTTTCAAGTGTCCTGGATTTTGGATCGTACGTCAATACAAAAACGATGGCGAGGAGGAAAACTATGTTCCACATTGCAATTTATTAGATACGGAGAGATTTAGTTAGAGTAGAGGAGGCCACCCATGCCATTCTCAATACGGAGAACGTTGTAGTTCACAGCGTAAATATCCTTTTCGGAGTTGCGAGCACTGTTAATGATGCGCGCTGAGTCGAGGCGGGAGAAGTTGAGAGAACCGGTTGGCTGAAGCTTCGCGGTTTCCAAGCAGAATGGATAAGTGAACAACTTCTTGGCACGGCTGCTGTCCGCGTTGGGGGTGTGGTAGTAAAGTGGCACGGTGGTAAAGTTTGGATCCGCAAACTTGAAGTCCGCGACGTCGGTACCATTGATTTGGAGCTTAAGCTTGTTATCATTGTTGAGGATGGCCAAGTCGGAAGCATCGGCAGAAGCCAAGTACTTGACTGGGTGGTTGAAGTTGAGCTCTTGAATCTTGTTGCCTGAGGCGATAGCCTTTTGGACTTGGGTCATGATCATATTTTGTGGCTGAGCCGCGAAGACTTCGCGTTCTTGGGTATCCAAGTAGGCGTAGTTCGCGTAGACATCCCACTTGTCAGTAGAAGCCGCGGAGCCCCATGTAATACGGAGTTCTACGTCGTGGTACTGAAGGCTAATGAGTGGGAGGGCGGATTGCCAGTTTTCGCAGAAGGAGAAGCGAAGTGGGTAGAAGCGGGAAGCGCTCGAGCCACCGAAGATATCGGCACTTGGCGACTTGGGGGCGGCGCTAGCCAAAAGGGATGGCGCAATGAGAGTGGAAAAGATGGAATCTTGTTCGTCGATAACTTGACCACCGACAAGGAGTTCAACCTTGGCGATCTTGGTACGCCAATCGGCGGCGCTGTAAGCTTGGGTTGCGGTGCCATTGTTTGGGACAAGGTAGACATAACCCAAGAGATCACCCTTGCGTTCGAAACGAACTGTAGACATACCATTGTCGGACACGTTGCCCTGGATGACTTGACGTTCCACAGTTTGGGAGAAGTTTGTGTGGCGCTTGTACGTAGAGCGGAAAAAGCTGACTTCGGGCTGACCGACGAGATGCACATCCTGAGCACCGACGGCGACGAGTTGGGCAATACCACCAGACATTTTATATTATAGTGAGAGTTTTTTTTAAGTAGAGCGAACCTGAAACATTCCAGTTTACCTATAATGATATACCTTGGGGTGGATCTAAGGGTATGATAAAAAACCCGGTTGCAATATATTTTGACTTCTTGTCTGTCAATACTTCTCTACCACAATGCACATAGTTCCACGTCGATGGGAAAAGTATAATTTTACCAGTCTCGGGTTTAATAGATTTTTTTTGGTTTCCAACCCTAAAATCGGTAGAGCCACCTTCATCTTCTTCGAGTGTGTTTAAATATATTATAAACCCAACAAGTCTAAAAGGTATGATATTTGTATCATGATGCCACTTAAAATATTCACCTTTATCAACTCGTTGTATTTGATACCCCAAGTGTAGTATATCTTCATAGAATGTCTCCCTAAACCATTGGACTGACCACGCTTCACCAAACATATTTTTTAGGTAATTTAAATATTTTATGTATGCATCGTCTATTTTTTTACTCATATATATGTCTAGGTCATACCAACCATTTCTTTCATGTGGTATAAATGGCAAGTCTGTACTTTTTTTAATCCCTGTATAAATACCCCGCTCGGTTTGACCTTTTTTTTTATTTTTGTCATTTTCAAAACGATTAATTATATCTTTACATTTTAATTCGTCTATATAATTTGGAATTTCTAATAAAAAATCCATTTAGTTTTATATAAAATTAATTCTTTAAGAGTAGTTTAACCACAATGATACGTACACCCAACAAAAGCTGCAATGTAATTGGCATTCCCTTCATCAGTTTCTGTTCCATTCGATGTTATATATTTTATATTATAAGCGTACTCCAATTCACCCGTATCCTCCCATTGAAATTCGTCGTTTGCATCTAATACATTTACCATTTCTTCCCTAGTTTCCATTATATATGTGTCATCATTCGGATCTTTATCAACTTCATGGGTTTCTATTCTTTTATAAATTGGATTTGATTCTTCGTCGTATGATATTTCACGATCAGTTTCATCTAATGAATTATATTCGTCTTCATATATGTCAATCTTTGTTGTTTTTACCCAATAATTCACATTACTCAATTGTTTTAAAATGCGCTTAACTGGCTGCTGTTGAGGATTGAAATCACAGTCCATGGTTATTTTTGCAACTGTGTAGTTCTTGAGTGAATCTGATTCTTGTTTCATACCATAACCCGCAATATTAGATGTGGTTATATAATCTCCGGATTCTAGATTACCATTAATATTTGTGACCCATATAGCACCTTCGCCGACAGAATTAATATAGATTCGCGTGTCACCCAACTCTTTATCAAATACAGAAACAAATTTACCGAATGATTCCGTTCTGTTCTCGGGATCTTCTGATGAAGATATAACACCGAAACAAGATTTATCCATACTTACGTTTGACAATGAAACCACAGGTAAAGATTCATTAATTGTTATAGCTTTGTTACCATGTTCAACTCCATCAGACATTTTTATGTATCTATTTTTGTTGGCAGAAACAATTAAACCTTCGTAATTTATTGCAGACTTGTGAGAGATATTTTCTATAAAAGTCCTATGTTGCCCGGTAAAATTGTTCATGTGCCTGTTGTAGTAATTTCCATGTATGTAACCATTTATATATCTTGCTCCACCGTTTGAGCCACTCCATCTGAAAAAACCCATGGCATAACTCCCCGACGATTCACAACCCATACTCCATCGTCTATAATAGTTACTCATGTAAATGTGATCAGACCAGGTAGCACCATTATATCCCGGTACAGATGATGAATGAGCATATACATTGATACCACTCGAGCCAAAGTAGTGTTTCCCATATAAAGTTCCACCACACGTGGAATCATTGTTGCTGAGATTGAAAATCCATGGCCACTGACCATTGACTTGTGACCATGTTTCAGTATCGGTACCACCTCGTAAAATATACAATAGGTTACCATTGTTGTGTATCATCGCCGACATCTGATTTGTATCCCTAAAATAAAGGGTTGGATGGGTACCGCGAATGACTGACCGGTTTCCATCCGTGTAAATTGCACCAGAAAACGTCCCAGTCGTCGCACTCAAAGCAAAACTTCCCATATCGGAAATCTGTGCAGAGTGTACCATACCCGTTCCCTCGGTACCTTCATTTGCGTTAGGTGTAAACGCCAGACCAGTGAAGTGGAAACGACCCAATTTATTTGTCAGGCGGATTTTGCTAAACGTATTTAACCCAGACCCTATAAATGTGATGGTTGAACCGTCGTGTTGATCGGGGTTACCTTCATTTGTGTTTTCCACAGCTTGTCGAGTGTTAATTCTTCTCAAAAATACGAGACCGCCATCCGATTGAACGCCGTGCACGTCTACGTACCCACCTGTACTCCATTGTAAGTGTGAGATATACGCCGATTTCATACCAGTTGGAATATTGTACTCGAGATACCCGGGTGCGTCATTGTATCTGCGATTGTCATACACATTGTTAAATTTAGGGTCTCCCCAATTGGAATCATTATTTGTAACTGACCATGTTCCACTCACCGTAGCCGGTGAGTTTATATCGATTTCTGTGTAATCAGATGTTCCCGATTCGCCAGCTGGACCTTGTGGGCCTTGTGGACCTTGTGGACCTTGTGGACCTTGTGGACCTTGTGGACCTTGTGGACCCGTTGCACCAGTGTTACCTTGTGGACCTTGTGGACCTGTCGCACCGTCGGCGCCGTCCAAACCTGCGGGACCTTGTGGACCTTGTGGACCTTGTGGACCTTGTGGACCTTGTGGACCCGTTGGACCTGTCGCACCGTCGGCGCCGTCCAAACCTGCGGGACCTTGTGGACCCGTTGCACCAGTGTCACCTCGTGGTATGGTAAATGTCAACGTAGAAGAAGCAGACGTTCCACCAAGTACGACGGATGCACTCGTCCCTTCATTTCCCGTATTTACAGATACAGAACTTACAGAGGCCAAATATTGTACATCATTACCACCTATCTTGTACCCAGAACCGAGTGGTATATTTATGTCACCTACAACATCTAAAGTATGTGCTGGTTCAGACGTACCTATACCTACATTCGACGTGGATGTATCCACAAAGAGATTCGCAGTCCCAATTTCTAGGTCGCCTAGAAATGAATTCTTGGGTACTTCGTCTTCTTTTGTAATCATTTCATCGAATTCAGCTTCGATCTGTTGTTGTGTTGGCATGTGTTGTTGATACGCATGTGGAACCTCGATTGAAGCGTAAGTATCTTTAAACTTAAATCGTGGTGGTAAGTTATTTCCAAACAACTTTTTGATGACCTTTTCCATTACCTTGTGGCGTCTCAACTTACTGTTCACCATTTATATGAAACTACATTTTATTATCCTATGAAAAAACCTGAAAATATGTTATAATTTTCTGTTGAACTTTCGCCAAACGTAGAACCCTCTACTTGGTACACCGTGACATATTGCCCCGCTGTTAATTTAAGCATGGCAGAAATATTACACTGTGTATAACCAGATGTAGATGCATCCACGAGAGAGTTAATTTGTTGTCTCGTACCATTGACTGCAAAGTCATAGACAGTTCTATCGTTTGTGGAAACACCGTGAGCACTAAAAAAATAGTGACCCGTGACGGGTGCGGTAAAACGCCCCGTTGATGTATTGTAACTATTTGTATTATCGTACAAAACATTGTTGTAGTCGATGTCGCCCACACCAGAGACAGTTCCGTCGGTCAATTGAACACGGAAGGCGGGGACATCGGTTTGTGTAACGGTTTGTGCGGTAAGTTTAGACGCCTGGAGGTGCGCCGATGGGAAGTCCACAATATGGGTCGCCATTTCTACTATAGGGGGAGGAAAAAGTAATTAGCCACAATGATACGTGCACCCCACAAAGGCGGCGATGTACAAGGCATTGGCTTCGTCTGTCTGCACACCAGTGGCGTCCAAGTATCTGATTTTGTACGCTTTCTCTGTTTCGGTGGGGTGGTCCTCCCATTGGAGTTGACCGTGTTCATCGAGGACATTTACCCCGTCTTCATCTTTCTTTATAACCTGGATGGGTTGGGTCACCGGATCGAAGTCACAGTCCATCGTAATCTTCGCCACGGTGTAGTTGTGAAGCACGTCGTCGTCCTGTCTCTGACCATAGCCAGCGACGTTGGACGTCGTGATGTAATCACCCGACTCGAGGGGACCCGCCGTGTTCACCACCCAAATGGCACCTTCGCCAACGGAGTTGATGTAGACACGGGTGTCGCCGAGTTCCTTTTCTTGATCAGATACAAAATTACCGTGTACTTCTTGGCGAGTTTCGGGGTCTTCGGATGCCGAAATGACTCCGAAACATTTCTTGTCATTGACTATCGTGGACAAGGAGACCACCGGTAGGGATTCATTCGTCGTGATGGCATTCGAGCCTGCCTCGATACCGCCAGACATTTTGATGTATTTATTGTTGTCGGCCGACACGATGAGACCTTCTAAGTCACCAGCTTCCATAAACGGCACATCCTTAATGAACGTTCTGTGTTGACCGGTGAAGTTGACCCTACCATCAGAACCAGCTGCTAATAAATACCCCGTTCGTGTCGTATCATAAAAAAAGCACATACTTCCAGCATCATCATGAGCAAACGTCCATCGGTTTGTGGTACCATGTCGTTCAAATATAAGACCGTTTTGGTAACTACCTAATGTAGCACTCAAGTACGATTGATCCGATGCTTGTTTGAGGTGCATGCGCGACGCAGGATCCGTCTTCCCGAAGCCGACGTTGCCCGCAAACAGTGCCGACCCCCTCACATCCAACTGTGCCCTCGGCACCGTGCCCCCCAAACAAAGGGCCGTATCGGTGAGATTGATACTCTTCCCGGTTCTTCCGAGAGCGTACTCCATGGCGACCTCTTCGGTCGTGAGGGCGACGTCCCAGAGTTTGGGGTTCGATATAGAACCATTGAACAAATCTGATGCTGCACCAGTAAACCCACCACCAACTGCTAACGATGTGGTGCTTCCAATAGATAGTGTTCTCGTCCCACCATTAACACTCTTATTTGTAATCGCGACACCGTCCACATACAAATCAAACTTCGACGTATCAATTACACCGGTTGATTTCTTCACAATTGCGACATGATGCCAAGTATCTGAGGTAATGACCGCGTTTGTAGAATATACGTAATCGCAACCTATACCCGCGGCTAATTTGTAGTCCGTTCTAATAAACAAAGATGCGATTGTGGAGCACCCCCATGAACTCCCATATGATAACAAATTACAGGCTGTGGTTATAGAAGATGGAACTTTAACCCACCCAGATATGCTATAAATTGCATCTCCCGTTGGCAGTCCTGACGGAGAACTGCTTAGAATATAATCAGCACCAAGTCCGTCAAAGTCGAAACTTCTCATTGAAGATGAATAAAACGTATTTCCACGTAACGTCCCATTATTCCCCTCACCCGAAATGTCCACCGCCGTCGTCCCCGAGACCACCGAATCCACCGTGGTATCGTAGTGGACCACGAGGGATTCCGCCCGTGGTGTCTCCGCCCCGGCGGGGTGTGCGGAGACCCTCGGGAGTGTGAGGGCCTTACCGAGGGTCAGGTGTCCGTCCTCCAAACTTGAGGGGGCGGGGGTGCCGAAGAGTTTCCACTCATTTATAGTACCGATTGTAGTAGAAGATATAGTCCGCGTAATGACAATAGCAAAGTATTTATAGTAGGAAGTGGAGTTCACACTGTAGGTTACATAATCTGAGTTCTGTGGTGCACCTGTTTCGCTGAATACATACTCCCATACATTATCATCTGTTGACCCATACACAATAAAATCTTCTGGTTGTTCGCTGGTTGGACTCGTGTATATACTGAATGATTTTAGACATATTTTATAAGGTAAAGACAGTTTCAACCACGCACCAAGTTCCGTCGAAGAAGAGAGTCTATTTGTCCCGTTATAAGCAGTATCTGTGCCACCAAATGTGTCACCACCACCTGCATCTGATGGCCACTTATATGTGATCGTCTTTTCAAACGCGTGCCATATTTGATGTCCATTTCTCAAACTACTCGCACTCGCCCGAAACACTCCGTGACCAGGGATATATGTTTCATTGGCGGTCATCGCCTTCGGTGGATACTCCTGCAAAGTCTCGTTCCCGGCGACCTCGAACCTGGACGTCGGTTGAGACACACCCACCCCAACATTCCCCGTCGTCGTATCCACAAACAGATTGGCCGTGCCAACCTTGAGGTTAGACTGAATACTCGCACCCCCAGTGACGTCAAGGGCGGTGTCCGTTGTATTCGTGATCCTAATTGTGTTCGTGGTAGTGTTACTCACATTAAGGACTTCATCCAATCCTAGTGTTGTAGTGATCGTTACCGTGTTTAGTGTGAGTGTATTACCAATAAATGATTCTGCAGTCACATTTCCGGAAACAACAGCGTTCGAAGAAACAGTCAAACCCGTAGTCTCATTAGTCAGCGCCAGGGTTTGTGTAGTGTCTATACCTCCACCAGAGAAAGCTACCCCATTTTCATAGAGTGACCCGCTAAAGTTTATGTCACCCGCAACATCTAATGTATAGGATGGTGTATTGGTCCCTACACCTATATTTGAAGTTGCGATGATCTTATCGGCCCTGGGAGTTCCATTTGTAAAATTTACAAATCCAGTGGGTGTACCAATGGGCATTTAATATAATAAGAGAGAATTATAAAAGTTAAAAAGATTAATAGAATTTAACATATGTCTTGGATTGAAAGCGTTTTAGACTACTCTAAAAGCGAATTTAAACTCATTGGCTTTGATAAAAGCGAACTTGGTGATATAATGCTTGAAACTATAAAGAAACACATGAGAGTGTAGGTAATAAACCGATGCTAATTAAAACTATAATTAGAATGATGAGTGATCTGGTGGATAAAAAGCCGATATCAGTCATCACTGAAAATGATTTTGACGAAGGTGGTCGATGCACTCGATGCGAATACATTTACCGGGACAAACACGGAAAATACTACAACGATAGGGCAGTTGTATTTAAAAAATCCCTCGATGATCCAAATACTCAATACCTGTATCAAGGTCAGAATCGGTCTAAGAGAGAAATTAGTTTACCTTACGTACTCTCCGAAGAAATCCAACTTTGTGATTCTTCGTCCCATGTGTAATAATTGCCGTCATCTGGCTGGGCTACCGGGGGTTGCCAATGACACTGGTCATCAAGGGTCCACGAAGGGTGTGGTTGGGGTGTGGAAAAGTTGTCTTTATCTGAGTGGTAGATGTACCCTTTACCTGCATAGTTTTTGCCCGGTGTTGCGTAATATGTCCTCACCCACTCACCTCCTAAATTATATTCACACCATATTTTACGCTCAGCTCTAATAACACGTATAACTGTGTTTGTACCTGGATCTATTTCTGCAAAGTGAGGCATATTCTATACTTATGTGAGATATCTTATTATGACAATTCCAGAGCCACCAGCGGCACCATACCTACCACCACCTCCACCCCCGCCCGTGTTTGCACTTCCGGGGGTGCCATTAAGACGTGGATCAGCTGAACTATAATATCCTCTGCCGCCGGCACCACCACCACCATTACCACCACTTGATAATGTCGGGTTTCTATAACTCGCACCACCACCACCACCTGCATAATAAGTAGCCGTTCCGTTTATGCTACTTTGTATACCATTACCCCCATTACCACCTAAACCTTCCGTGACCGCCGATCCATCTCCACCTGCAGCACCCGCACCACCACCACCACCACCACCATCTCTATAATCATATTTATAACCTCTCCCACCATCATTTCCTTGTCCACTTGTTCCACTACCACCTGTACTATAAGTGCCACTACCACCACTACCTGCACCACCGCCACCCGAGCCACCATTACCGCCGGTATCGGGGCTTTGATTTTGATATGCACCATATCCACCACCTTCAGCTATCTGAGAATTAAAAGAGGAATCATTACCCTTTGTATTCTCAGCACCCCCTGCACCAACCTCGATAGTATATGTACCCACTGCTAGTGACATAGTACCAGTCAGCATACCACCAGCACCACCCCCTGCACCACCACTACCAAGACCACCACCCCCGCCACCAGCGACGATGAGATACTCAACATTACCCGCAGAATACATCATGAAGTCACCACTACTCGTGAACGTGTGAATGGTATATCCATCGGCGTATGTCACTGCACCACCTACTGCACTCGCAGCCCCGATAGTCAACCAATTTGTCCCATCATACACTTGTAATTTACTCAAAGTCGTGTTAAACCTTATCATACCCGCGATACCAGCTGGCTGTTGTGCCGTTGTACCAACTGGGACAATCATCGCCCCGTTGCTATTAATGTCAAGGGATGCTCGTGGCTCCGTCGTCCCGATACCAACGTTCCCCGTTGCGACCACATCAACTGCCTGTAATTTTGCGTCATCAAATACTACTGTTCCTGTAGAAGAGGACATCTACTATTTAATGAGGTTATTTTTAGAATGATTTTAGTTTACTCGGGAGGGGTGGGCCATATTGGATTTTCCGGATCCGTCGTATTAGCGGGGAGATCTCGAAGGGTTTGGCGGTAGTCGATCCAGGCTTGTTTAGCCTCATCGGTGGCGTGGGGGTAATCGGCAACAATGTATTTATCCGTTTGATCAAGGAGTTTGTTTCTGGTTTTGCGGAGTTTATTAAGTGGTCGAGCTGTTGTGATTTCGTTATATTTAATTATGAGATCATCAAGGCTGGGTTTAGAGATGGTGTTTTCATCCGACCAAGTTAAACCTTCATACTTTTCACCAACAAGAGACCACGTTTGACCATTATAATATTTTGATAGAACGAGAGGTATATCCATTTGATATGAGATAATATTATTATACTGCGACTTCCATAGCACTCTTATAAGAAACTGTTAATTCATTATAATCACCAGCATTATTGTACGTTCTATTTAGATAAAATGGGATGCTCCCACCCGTCCACGTCGCTTGTATGAATATTTGATAATTCAATGCCGATGTAGTACCAGGAGTATCTACCCAACTTAATACTATATTTTGTGGAGTACTAGACTGGTTCTGGTCATAACCAGGTGTTGCAACGCCGCTCCATATATCAGTACTGCTGGTATTATTATAACCAATTAAGGTTCCACTCCTATAAATTCTAAAAACCGTGTTATGATCCGCTTCGCAGTTAATTGTCCAGTGTAAAATGATCTTTGAATTAGAGAATTTAGGTGTAATATTTATATCGAGTGGTGGTATGTAATACCCCGTTGTACTTGTACTGTAAGTGTAAGTTCCATTTACTATATCAGCCACGACTTGAACTGGTACCCCGGGTGCATAAAAATTACCACCCACCTCAACATTCCCCGCCGCCACCAAACTTGTCGTCGGATTCGTAAACTCCACTGTATTGGTCGTAACGTTCCCAACATTTGTGATCTGTTGAAAGTCTTGGTTCGTGAGTACCGAAACGTTATTGAGTTTGAGACGTTGGGCAGTTATCACGTTAGACACAGAAACATTTCCACCAACCACGAGTACATTAGAACCCACGTCGTCTACATACAAGTTGGAACCAATTGAGAGGGTGTGTGCAGGTGCTGCATTTGATATACCAACATTCCCCGAATTATAGTAAATATCCGAACCAGATTCAGACCACAAAGAAGAACCTCCACCAGTAAAAATCGTTCCATTTTGGTAAATATTACCAGTTAAGTTAATGTCTCCACCCACTACAATGTTCGAGGACGCTTGTAACCCCGTCGTCACATTGGACAAGGTCAGGGTTTGGGTGGTATCAATACCCACACCTGTGAGTTGAGAACCATCTCCAATAAACGAGTCTGCAGTGACATTACCGGTGACGACTGCATTCGAAGAAACAGTCAAACCTGTCGTCACATTGGACAAAGCCAGGGTTTGGGTAGTGTCAATGCCACCACTCCCACCAGTAAAAATCGTTCCATTTTGGTAAATATTACCAGTTAAGTTAATGTCTCCACCCACTACAATGTTCGAGGACGCTTGGAACCCCGTCGTCGCATTCGTAGATATAATAGTGTCACCAGTTGAATTATTTTCATTTGTCACGTGGTCTAAGCCATGTGAACTTGAGATAATGAAATCTTCTAAATAAAGTGAATTTGTATTGATACTATATACATTGGCATTTCCAACAACATCTAACTCATAGGCTGGTGCATTGGTTCCTATACCTATATTTGAAGTTGCGATGATCTTATCAGCCCTGGGAGTTCCATTCGTAAAATTTATAAATGCACTCGATGTAGTAATGGACATTTAATATAACAAGAGAGAATTATAAAAGTTAAAAAGATTAATAGAATTTAACACATGTCTTGGATTGAAAGCGTTTTAGACTACTCCAAAAGCGAACTTAAATTCATTGGCTTTGATAAAAGCGAGCTTGGTGATATAATGCTTGAAACTATAAAGAAAACACACGAGAGTGTAGGTAATAAACCGATGCTAATTAAAACTATAATTAGAATGATGAGTGATCTGGTGGATAAAAAGCCAATATCAGTCATCACTGAAAATGATTTTGACGAAGGTGGTCGATGCACTCGATACGAATACATTTACCGAGACAAACATGGAAAATACTACAACGATAGGGCAGTTGTATTTAAAAAATCCCTCGATGATCCAAATAGTCAATATCTATATCAAGGTCAAGAACGTTCAAAAAAAGAAATATCTTTACCATACTTATTAAACGAGGAGGTCGTCATCGTCCCATGATTGTGTTTCTTCATTCCATATGTAATTTGTGTTTGTATTATCCGGTATAGCTATAGGTGGTTGCCAAATACAATTGTCATCAAGAACCCATGATGGATATGGTTGAGGTGTTGAGAAGTTCTCTTTATCTGGATGGTAAATACAACCAACGCCCGCAAAGTTTTTTCCATCTGTATTACGATGCGTTTTTACCCACGTACCATCTAGCTCATATTCACACCAAAATTTACTTTTAGCTACGATAACACGTAAAACTTCATTTGTTTTTGTATTTAGTTCTGCAAAGTATGGCATCTATATAATTATATCAAATATCTTATTATAACTACACCATCAGCGCCCGCTCCACCCCCTGCCCCATCTGTGCCGCCACCGCCACCACTGCCTGTATTGGGTGCACCATCGTAACCACTTTCTGGGTAATTAGCTGCAACACCCCCATCACCGCCTACATTGGAACCACCGGCACCATAATTTGTCGTTACTTGATATCCGGCACCCCCTCCGCCACCGGCGTAGTACAATGCTGTGCCAGATAAACTACTCTGTAAACCATCCCCACCGTCACCTGGTACAGTCTGTGTTGCGGTACCCCCCGCAGAACCGGCACCACCACCGCCACCACCACAGTAATCGCTCGCATGAGACTGTGCACTAGTACCGCCATTGTTACCCTGTCCAGCCGTACCCGTTCCACCGGACTGATTTCCCGAACCGCCTGTATTTCCGCCACCACCGGAACCGCCCGACCCCCCGGATCCTTGTGTTCTTCCTCCACCCCCACCACCACCTACAGCCGTGTACCCCAACCCAGTTGTGTCTGTACCCGCTGAACCTCTGGTAGTACCACCTGTAGGTGTTCCGTCGCCTCCTGCACCTACACTAATACTATATGTACCGGGTGTTATACTCATAGATCCGGTGATCATACCACCAGCTCCACCTCCTCCACCATGTCTCGCCCCGCCACCCCCACCACCCGCAACTATTAAGTATTCTATAGTACCAGAATCATAAACTATGAAATTATCAGAAGTTGTAAATGTGTGTAATTTATAAGCGCCGCTAATTGTTTCGGTGCCACCTTGCGCCAAACCTCCAAAAACAACTGCACCGGTATTGACTTCTATCCAATCTGAACCGTTATAAAATTCTATTTTTGATCTCGATGTATTATACCTTATCATACCAGTATATCCAGTAGAAGGTCGTTGATCATGTGTGCCATTAGGTATGATCATCGCTCCAGTGGAGTTTATGTCTAGAGCAGAACGCGGAGTTGTCGTCCCAATGCCAACATTGGAGACTACAGTCAAACCCGTCGTCACATTGGACAAGTCCAGGGTTTGGGTAGTGTCAATGCCAACACCTGTGAGTTGGGAGCCATCACCGATGAACGAACCCGCTGTCACGTTACCTGTGACGACTGCATTCGAAGAAACAGTCAAACCTGTCGTCACATTGGACAAAGCCAGGGTTTGGGTAGTGTCAATACCCACACCTGTGAGTTGTGAACCGTCCCCGATGAACGAACCCGCTGTCACGTTACCTGTGACGACTGCATTCGAAGAAACAGTCAAACCTGTCGTCACATTGGACAAAGCCAGGGTTTGGGTAGTGTCAATGCCACCACTCCCACCAGTAAAAATCGTTCCATTTTGGTAAATATTACCAGTTAA